AAAAGATAAAATAGCTAAAGCAAATCAAAAAGATAAGAGGAAAGACTAATGCCAGATCCTATTACAAATTCAGTTGTTGGTATTGCAGGCAACGTACTCAATAAATTTGTCGCAGACAAAAATTTAAAGATGACTCTTGAGCATGAACTCAAGACCCAATTACAAACTGCTAACCTAGCGCAGATAGAAGTCAACAAGATTGAAGCTGCCAGTAAGAGTTGGTTTGTAGCTGGGTGGCGACCATCTGTCGGCTGGGTGTGCAGTCTGGCTATGCTTTACCATTTCATTCTTGCACCTATGATCCAATTTGCTGTAGGTATAGCAGGCATACAAGTTGAGTTACCTGAGTTTGATTTTACTCAGTTATCTACAATATTGATGGCGATGCTCGGCATGGCAGGTTTAAGGTCTGTAGAAAAAATACAAAAAGTAACAAAGGGAAACTAATGTCTTGGGAAAATTTTCACCTTGACGAATTTGCTTGTCGACATTGCGGTAAAAATTTAATAAGTCATAACTTGGTAGATAGATTACAAAGTTTACGAACAGAGTTAGCGTTTCCGTTTGTTATAACTTCTGGTTACAGATGCCCAGAACATCCAAACGAAATAAATAAAAGTAAAGTTGGCACACATGCAATGGGTCTAGCAGTAGATATTTTGTCTTATGGAGAACAAGCGTATAAAATTATTACAACAGCGCCTAAGCACGGATTTACAGGTATAGGCGTAAACCAAAAAGGTCAAGGAAGATTTATACATTTAGACATTGCAGATGAAACACACGGCAAACAAAGACCAACCGTATGGAGTTACTAATGGAAGCTGATCCTATGTTTTTCTGGAACGTCTTGATTACTTTGATTTTTGCACCTCTTCTATATAATATTAGAGCTAATACAAGCGAAATTAAAAGGATAGATATTCTTTTAAACAAAACTAGAGAAGAGATACCGACAAAATATGTCACAAAAGATGAAATGAAAGAAGATTTTGAAAGACTGCTGGATCGTTTTGATCGCTTAGAAGAAAAATTAGATAAAATATTACAAACATGAGTTTAGGAAAAATAGCAGACGACATATTAGGTATAGACCCTAGCGGAGAAGGAATATTTGGTAGCTTCAGAGATAACCCAGAGCTAGGAGCGTTAGCCTCTATTGGTTTATCTTTTGTGCCTGGTGCTGGACCAGTATTAGCAAACACAATTCCTCAAGCATTAACAGCTATGGCAGCACCAAAAGCGCCAGCAGGAATGTTGTCAGGACCAGCTCCTTCTATGGGCGGTTTGTTAGGCGGTTCAATAGACACCTCTGCTTTTGATTATGCAAAAAGCATTGCAGGCGGCATGCCTTTTAGTCAAGTAGTACAACCTGGCATGTCATTTTCACCGACACAACCTATGGGTCAACAACTAACACCGCAAGCACCTCTACCTGCACCAATGCCAATGATTCCTATGAGGCCAGCTCCAGAGATTACCCCTTTACCTACAACCTCTCCAAAACCTTCTATACCAATAGAAGATATAGAAAGAATTAGAGCTTTGTTAGGTCCTGGGGAAATTGCATAATTTATGTCAGAAAAACAAAGAGCAATCCTAGACGGATTGGAAGCGGAGAAAATACTAGAGAGCGAGGTTTTTAAAAAAGCTCTTGAATCTCTTAAAGCTGAATATATTGCTTATTGGTTAAGCAGTAGAGATATTGATGACGTTAAAACAAGAGAAGATTTACACAGATCTATATTGTTATTGCCAGAAATAGAAAGGCATTTACGCATCATTGTTGAAAAAGGCAAAATCACAAAACATCAGGTTAATAAACTTAAATAACTTACACATTTCTACTTTTTGGTTTAAAATTGCTTAAAACCACAGGAGTTTTATATGGCAACAACGGAAAAACCGACTGCATTACAAACTGATTATCAAAAATCAGTTGCGTCTTTTGAAAGTTTTCTATCTCCAGAAGAGGAGCAAATAGAACAAGCAGAAGAAATTATAGAAGATGAGTTAATTGAAGAAGCTGATGAAGCCGAAGAGATTGATAAATTGGAGGAGGTAGATCAAGAAGATTTACCAGAAGAAGAGTTTGAAGAACAAAGCGAAGTTGAAGAGGTAGAGCAACCTCAGCTTTACACAGTCAAAGTAGATGGTGTAGAACAAGAGGTAACGCTTGAAGAACTGCAACGCGGCTATTCAAGACAACAAGACTATACGAGAAAAACTCAAGAACTGTCACAAGAGAAAAAAGCTTTTGAACTAGAATCGACACAAAAGAAAAATGCTCTTGATCAACAGCAAGCAGAGTTAGCTCAAAGAGATGCAGTTTATTCTCAACTGCTGCCAAAAATGGAAGCCCAAATTATGGGCGATTTAGAGAATGAGCCTGATTGGGCGAAACTGAGCGAAGAAGATCCAATCGCTTACGTTAGAGAAAAGCAGGTATGGGATCAAAAAAAGGAAAAGCTCCAAGCAGTTCAAGCTGAGCAACAAAGACTTCAAGAAGAAGCCGCAGTTAAACAGCAAGAACAAGTTCAACAAATGATTGAATTTGGTCAGCAAAAACTTTTAGAAATCATACCTGAATGGTCTGACGAAAAGATTGCTAATAAAGAGAAATCTGAAATTAGGAATTATGCGATAGAAACTTTAGGATTTAGTCCTCAAGAAATGGATCAAGTCTATGACTATAGAGCTTTACTTGGTTTGCGAAACGCTTGGCTACAAAGCCAAACTGCAACCGCAGCTAAGAAAAAGCCTACACAAAAAGCCTCAGTTAGAGCAGGTAAACCAGGCGCATCAACTAGAAAAGTTTCGGTAGCACCAGAGAAAAAATTACGTCAAAGGTTGGCCAAATCTGGAAAAACAGCAGATGCGGCTAAAGTTTTTGAACAAATGTTAAATAAATGACGAGGTAAAAATGTCACAGATTACAAATGCTTTTGACTCATATGAAGCGATTGGTAACAGAGAAGATTTAGCAGATATTATTTATAATATTTCTCCTACTCAAACACCTTTCCTTTCTGCAGTCGGAAAAAGAAATATTTCAAACGTCCAGTTTGATTGGCAAACAGAAGTTTTACCAACTCCATCTTCAACAGGTCAGCTTGAAGGTTTTGAGTTGAGTAGATCGGCTGCTACTAATACAACTAGGGCAACCAACGTAGCGATGATTTCAAGCAGAGACGCTACAGTAACAGGATCTCAAGAGGCTACTGACACAGCTGGTAAAAACTCTGAGATGGCGCACCAACTAGCTATTATGGCTAAAGCTCTGAAAAGAGACATGGAAGAAGCGCTTACTCAGAACATTGCCAAAAATGCTGGTAATGCTTCTACTGCGAGACAAACTAGATCTTTGGAAACTTGGTACTCTACCAACGTAAACAAAGCTAGTGATGGCGCAAACGGATCTGACTCAGCAGCTAGAACTAACGGAACTAGAAGAGATTTAACCGAAGCTATGGTTAAAGATGTTCAACAACAATGTTTCGCTAGTGGTGCAGAGCCTTCTTTATTGATGGTTGGACCTTACAATAAATCAGTTATATCTGGTTTTACAGGTAGGTCTCAAGCTAGACAATTTGTCGACGCTAACACTATCGAGGCTTCTGTTTCTATCTACTCTGGAGACTTTGGTGAACTACAAGTAGTTCCTTCAAACAGAAGTAGAGAACAAGCTGTTCACTTGTTAGACCCAGAATACGCTGCTGTAGCATATCTTAGAGATTTTGAAACTATTGAAATCTCTACAATAGGAGATGCTCAGACTCAAATGCTCTTGGTTGAGTACGGTCTAGAGATGAGAAATGAAGCTGCACACGGTATCGTGGCAGATGTCAAAGTATCTGATTCAGACGCTGGTTAATAACTAAAAGAGGGAGGGGATAACCCCTCCCTTTTTTTACATGGCAATACGCACAATCATAGATCACACCACAGGCCTCAAAAACGAATTTGTTACTGAGGACAACAAACACATATACCACACTACACAAAACGTTAAACCTGTTATAGACGCAGTAAAAAATTATAGTGAATTGCAACCTGGCAAAGAATTTAGGCATGTAGCCGAGATACCTATGGTAATATATCAAAAGATGTTGCGCGAAGGATCTATTAAAGATAAAAAACATCTTAAAAAATGGTTAAACGATCCAGACAATAAAATGTTTAGAGTTTGGAAAGGTAAAATATGACGTATTCAGAATTAAAAACAAGGATTGCTAGTTATTTAAACAGAAGTGATTTAACTTCTGAGTTAGATGGTTTTATTGATCAAACAGAAGCGGAGCTGAATAGAAGATTAAGAGCTGCCGACATGGTTAAAAGAGCAACAGCTACGGCAGAATTACAATATTTATCTTTGCCCACAGATTGGCTAGAAGTTATAAACGTAGAAATTACTTCAAATGATTTTAAGCCTGTATTGCAACAATCTATTGAGTCTTTAGACGTACATAGAGCAGCAAACGACAACATAACAGGCCAACCAATTTTTTATGCAATAGTGGATAACACAATGGAGTTCTCTCCAAAACCAGATAAAGCATACACTTTACAATTAACTTACTATGAAAAAGTTACAGCGCTTAGCGATTCCAATACAAGTAATTTTGTATCTAATAATCATCCTGACGTTTATTTATATGGCGCTTTAAAACACGCATCATTGTTTCTTATGGAGGATGACAGAGCTGCAAGATTCAGCGCTTTGTTTGAAAAGGCATTAGAAGAAATAAGACTTCAAGAAGAAAGTAAAGAATTTAGTAAAGGCTCGCTATTACCAAGAAGAAGAACTTATGGTAAAGCTAAAAAAAATGTATACTTTATGAGTTAATAAGAGGAAAAAATGTCTGGATTTACTGATTATTTAGAAGATGCTTTGTTAAAGCACGTTTTTACAAACACAGCGTACACTTCACCATCAACTGTGTATGCTGCTTTATTTACTGTAGCTCCATCCGATACTGGTGGCGGTACTGAAGTTTCTGGTGGAGCTTACGCCAGGCAATCAATGGCTTTTTCTGTATCAGGAACAGGCACATTAGCAACTAACTCTGCTGCGGTAGAATATCCAACTGCAACTGCTGATTACGGAACGGTTGTAGCCGTAGGTATATTTGATGCCAGTACAAGTGGCAATTTATTAGCATACGCAAACTTAACTGCTAGTAAAACAGTTTCTTCTGGTGACGTTTTTAGATTTAACGCAGGTGACGTAGATATAACTTTGACGTAGGGTAATGTCCGAACAAACATATAACTTTGGACGTTACAACAAGTCTAATTGGAATAATCTTCAATACGATTTTGGTGCGGTAGCTGTAACAGGCGTTTCGTTAGTTACTGCTGATGGTCGTAAAATTAATCTTGGCGCAAGCGCTGTTTCTTTAGCTTCTGGCGCATCCGCAAGCGGATTAAGAATACTTAACACCGACGCAGCTACAATAAGTGCGTCAAGTATTGTTGCGGCTGCTATACAGATAGATCTTGGAGCATCAAATATTTCTGCTGTTTCAAGCCTAGCATCTGCTGGGCAATTAGTAATTCTTGGAGCTGCAAACGCTTCACCGCAATCAGCAATAGTATCAGATGGTCGATTAGTTCTCTTAGGCGCAGGCGGTATTACAGGAACAAGTAGTTTTGTATCTCTTGGTGGTTTAAAATGGGAAGAAGAAATAGTCGCTGAAACAACTTTTACAGAACAAACTGTAGCAGATGGGATATGGACGGAACAAACGGTTTCTGCGGCTACATATACAGAATTAGATAAACAGGCTTCAGCGTAATGGCAGATACTACAACAACAAATTTATCATTAACTAAACCAGAGCTAGATGTTTCTACCAACTGGGGACAAAAGTTAAACGCTAACTTAGATGCTATCGATGCAATATTTAGTGGTACTGGTACAGGTGTTTCACTCAACATAGATGGTGGGGATATTGCATCTGCTGTTACCATTAATAAATCACCTGTCAT